TTGCCATGTTGCACAGTTACAGATCAATATAAAGATTATTTTTTAAATGAAGATTTTAATGCGCTTACAGGAAATGATTTTCATCTGAAAGACAAATTTTTGCTTTGGGTAGATTATTACTTATCAGACTATGATACCGCACCTGGCGGATGTAAAAAGAAGTGTGGCGTCTTGGGTCATATGTCTTATAATGAATTTTATCATAGCGGCGATGATGCAGAATACTTTTAAGAAAACTATTCATCTAGAATTAACAACTAAGTGTAGATTAGAATGTCCTAAATGTGATAGGACTATTGCTTTAGATAAAGGAACTTTAGTTAATACTGATATGCCTTTTGAACTAGTAGAAAAATATGCATCAAATGATGAGTATTCTAAATTTACGCTTTGTGGGTCTTTTGGCGATCCTATATACTATCCAAGATTCCTTGATATCATAAAGACATTCAAAGACAATAATAAAACAGTAGATATCTTCACAAACTCATCTGGCAAAAAATTAGATTGGTGGCATGAATTATTCTCTATGCTTGATCCTAATGATAAAATTTGGTTTGGTATAGATGGGTTGGAGGATACTTGTGGGATGTATAGAGTGAATTTTACAGAAAAAGATTTTCATTTTGCTATGCAATTGATGAAGATTGCAAGACATGAATATGGGTTAAATCCTATATGGATCTTTATAGCATTTAGATTTAATGAACATCAAGTTGAAGAAGCAAAGATGCGTGCTAAAGAAATAGGTATAGATTTTTGTTTGCGTAAAAGTTCTAGATGGGATAAAAATGATAATTTAATGCCAACAAATAAAAATTTAATTTCTATTAAATCTATCGTTTGAAATTTTGGTTTATTTCTTCATCACACTCCATTCGCAATCCGCTATAGAATATAATAGGAGTTTCTGTTAATTCATAAGGAAGATATTCTAAAGGTGCCATATACTGAAAGTCGTGCAATATTACAGTCCCTTTTATATAATTATTTACTTCCTTTGTAAAAATGTTTATCTTCACTAAATTTATATTTTTAAAATGATCTTTAACTATATCAAACGCTGGATTATTGTATAAGACAGTTATATTACAGTTATAGTAATTAGATATGATTTTACAGACATCATAAGGAACCGTAGGACTAATTATAGTCACATCTCCTTCTATGTCTCCTAAAGTATCTAAAATATAGATAGGATCATATTGTCTAAAAACGTTGTTTATTTTTTTATAAACAATCGAAACGGGATCTAGCCCATCCTTCGCACTCATGTAATTCTAATCCGCCGTTTGTCCCAGATGTATTAAATATTGCTATGTATTGATCTCTCAACTTATATTTTTCCAGATCATCTGGATACTCTGAACCGAAGTTATAACTATACATAATACCTTTAGGATGATATTTTAAGTCACAGAAATAAAACATAAATTTATCAAATGATCTAAACTTATAATCTATTATTTTTTTGTTTTGATAATAAGTATCATAGACATATTTAAATTGATCGCTATTCCATGTTACAAAAGAGCTATTAACATAGCAATCACCTTTATGATATGACTCATAGATTCTATTAGGATCTGACCAATAGCAATATCCTAATCTAGGTTCTTTAAATCTATATTCATCAAAATATGATTTTAAATCTTTTAATATGAGAACATCTAAATCTAAAAGAACATAAGGTCCTTTAAAAGGCAACCTAGCAAATAAATCTATTTTAGCAATGGTAAATACGTTTGAATTATAGCTAGGTAATAGATCTATTGATTTTAATTTACATTCTTTGTCTATGTCAGTATAGTCATCTGTAAAACAATAAAATTCAAATGGACCTGAGTATGTATTTTTAATAGACCTATACAATCTATTTACATATTCAGGACCATATTTTGTTCCCCATTTTAAAGTAATGAACTTAACAACCATGATCAATATCTATTGTGTATTAGTGAAACCAGGATATAGCACGCTATACGTTGAGCGTCTATATGATATGTGTTCTAAATATATATCTTACGAATTTAAATTCAACTGTTTGACGGACGGACCTTCAAGGGTAGAAAATAACATCCAATATCATAATATAGAAAAATTTGAATTAGATACTTGGTGGAATAAACTTCTAATTTTTCATTCTGATTATTCATCAGATGATATCAACTTATATTTTGATTTAGATTTAAAAATTAATTCTAACATAGATACATTGATTGATGATATAGAAAAAGATCTTCTATGTGTTATCGATACTCCATGGAAAGATGATAAATTTTTTGAGAGAGCACGCTATAGAAATACATTATCTCTTGTTCATTATGGAAATTCTTCTGTCATGGGATGGATAGGAAAATCGCAACATTACATCTATAAAAATTTTGAAGAAAATATTTTTGAGATTATAAAATCTCATTATGGCGATGATGGTTATATTAATAATTTTGCTAGAGTAAAATACTTTAAAGACATCATGGGCTTTTCAGACGTGAAGAATAAAGCTATCACCCTCAATCATAAGAACCTAGAATAGAAAATGATTTTTTTTCTAGATCATTAAAATATAAAGAAACAATTTTACTATCGATAATATTAGACATTTCTGTTATATCCATCAAATCTTCTATACCATAAGCGATATTATTAATCACTTTAAAATATGCAAATGAAAAATTAGAAACTAAAGCGTTTACTTTAGTGTGTCTATATTTTAACATATTAAATGGAACTAATGCTTCAGTGTTAGGATAAATTACCAAATCTACATCTTTTAAATGTTCTGTTATATCTTCAAACAAAGGATTTAAATAAACTAATTCAAAGTTATATTCTTTTTGTATTAATTTTAATATGATGTTTTCATCTATTACTTTTATATGTTTAGCATTTAAATTTTTAAGATAAACAAGCGGTAAATTGTTTCCTATGATAGCTACATTTTTATATTCTATATTATCATTAATTAATTTACAATTGCAGTAATCTCTATAAGCAAGAAATTTATGACGATCAGTTAAAACTTTTAATCCTAAATCAGAAACATTATTTTTATAATTTTCATAGACAGCATCAATCAAATTTTTTCCATAATCTATCAACCCATCCTCCTGCCTCATGTAACTCAGTTCCTTTTCCATGTGATGTATTAAACAAAATTATATAATGATCAGGCTTGTATTCATACGGCGGATCATTATTAACATAAGAATAAACAATATTTTGTGGGTGATAGTTTAATTTGTTTCTTAATCCATGAAATAGAAAAAGATCTAGATCGCCATATTTAAATTCTATAACTTCTTTATTTTTTTGATAGAACTCTTTGACAAATAAAAGTTGATCGTTTTCCCATGTTACAAATGAACTGTTAATCCAGCAATGTCCAAATTTGTGTAATAGTTCTCCTGCAGCAGTATCATCCCAGTGATTTTTAATAAAACGAGGTTCATCAAAAGTTAAATATGTGCTTAGGTCTTTTAATATCAGTATATCAAGATCAAGCAATACACATTTGCCAGAAATTACTTTAGGGTCAAACAAATATACTTTTTCTATTGTAAAACATTTTGATGATGTTGGTCTAAGTAATGCAATATCTCTTACATGAATTGCAGGATGCAGTCCTTTAGAATCATCTGTAAAACAATGAAATTCAAACTCGCCATTATACGCATTTAGAAGATTTGCGTATAATCGATTTACATACTCAGGACCGTATTTAGTACCCCATTTAAGAGTAATGAAGTTAATCACAGTTGATGTCTGCAACCATGTCTTCCCATAGGTTTTTATCATAGATAACATAACTCAAAGTTAATCTCGGTGTGCGAGTTCTTGCACAGTGCCAATATAGTTTATCAGATTCATTAAATCCGCCAAAGTAACCAACCTTACAGTTCCATCCTGCTTGATCTTTGAATACATTTAACTTATTGTTTACATGATCCCAGTGTTCAAATTCACCATCAGCATCGGGATTGCAAGAAAGGACAATATTGTATCCAGCAGCATTTCCATTATTGTGCCACCCGATATAACCACCTGCCGGATAATACATCTGTAAAGCATTATTTCGTGCACCAAAAAAATTCATCAATTTATTATTAGTATCTTGAGCATGCTGTTTTACTTCTTCAATATCATAATACGCCCTTTCCTGTGCAAGTTCAATCCCCCAAGAATGTGCAGGAAATCCATATCGATTAGGTGTCTTTAATGCATTTTCAAGATAGGACATTGAAGTTGCTTCTTCTGTCATATCCTTCAATACTATATTTTTCATTTTAGGATTTAGCCCAATACACGCTTCTAAATCAGAATTATCTCGTGCAAAAAACCAATCACTAAATTTAGTTAAAATTTGTAATAGATCCGGGTGGAGTTTGGATATTGCCATCATTTACTCGTTCTCCTGGTATAGTATAATGATATATGATTTGTTCAAGGTCTTTGTAAGGAGCATTCATTTCCCAATTTTCTTCTAGTAGATAGATAAAATTCCATTCGTGTCCGCCCTTAGGGAAAAAATCATGTTTTATTTTTTTATATTCTTTTTGCTGTAACAAATACCAGATAGTAAACTGATCCCATGGCTTCATCCTAAAATCATATTGAGCGAATGGTGATGTTTTCCAATCACATAATGTTTGCTCGGCATACAAGTCATACCACTTATCAATTAACTTGATCGTTTGTTTCTTATTATTATATAAAATGATTCCTCCATGATATTCTAAATTATTGTCATCATCAATGCGTTTAGTATTAGAAACATGAGGAATAATCTTCGTAAACATAATATCATTTTTGCCTAAGATGTCAAATACATCTTTAATGCGTTCTGATCTAATTTCAGTATCCGCATCTAAGTAAAGCGATTTTTCATATGGCGTTCTTGCCATACCCCACATCTTTGCTCTCTTATGAACTGGAATATTTGTGATGATATTATCGAAAAATTTACGGTCACTATCCTGCATGAATACTTCATGGGTAAACAAAGTAATGTTTGCTTCTGGATAGTGATCTCGTAATGATATAGCAGAATTTACTGCTGCTTTATAGTATGCCTTCGATAGCGAGGCAATATACACATAGCCATTCATAATAAAAACTTTATATTTTAAGTATTTGCTGTAGGATTAACGATAGGATCTTCTATCATGTGAAGCATCGCTGTATATACTTGAACTTCCATAATAGAATTAGCACGACGAATTTTGTTTTTGATTTCACGGTTTGTAGAATTTTTCACAATGTCCATATCAAAAGCTTCTGCTTTAGCATTGAATAGTATTTCTTTTTGAGAACGTTCGATATTTAATTTACGTTGTTCTGCTGCTTCTGCTTTTCTTTGGATGTGCCTATTCAATTGGGTTGTTGTTTGTTCATCAAGATATTCTGTACCAAATGTTTCGATAATTTCATCCCAATCAGAATTAGAGCCTCCTTCAGGAACAGAAATAGACGCATCAACAATGCGTCCATCATCATATCTAAATTTTGCAATAATGTGTGTCTTTTGTTCATTTCCCCAACGAGGAGTTAATATTTCTCTTGCCATTTTACGCTGTCCTTAACCATAATGAAACTGTTGAAATTGTCGCTGTTGTTGCATCAAGCGTCATGCCAGTATAACTTCCTGTATAGTTTCCTGTATATGTTCCTGAGTAGTTGCCGCTAAATGAACCTGTATAATTTCCTGTGAATACTCTACTATAAGATCCTGTGTAATTTCCACTAAATGAACCTGTATAGAAACCGGTATAATATGCAGTATAATATCCTGTATAGTATCCTCTGATATAGGTTCCACCCGGCCCAGCGCCGCTATATGGATCATAATACTGATAAGCACCTGTGTATGATCCAGCAAATGCTCTAGAATATGCTCCAGAAAAAGCTCTAGAATAAGAACCTGTATAGGTTCCGCTAAATGAACCTGTATAGTTTCCTGTAAATGCTTGTGTATAAGATCCAGTATATGTTCCGGAATAGTTACCTGTATAAATGCCAGAATAATTTTGATTTGATTCTGTGTTTCTTGTATCGCTAAATGCTGCACCCTGTGTAATCCAAGTGCCGCCAGAAACGGGTGCTGAAGTTTGTACTACATATTTTCCTATGCCTGTAGAAACAATCTGATTCCTAAAGCGTGCAGTTAATGTTTGAATTTCTGCATCGGACATTTCTTTTACAGAAACAGGTGAAGTAGAATTAATTTTCAATGGACGCAATGCAGAAGGAACAGATGCAGGAGCAGTTTTTCTCCACAAATATGTAACGTTTGTTGTAGCTGCATATTGATAGTTTGTGATAGTCGCTTTTGATACCCAAGTGCCTCCGGTTGGAGTTGTTGGGGTCAAAGCATACGAACCCTGACCGTTTGCAACAAGATTTGCAAGAGCAACTGTTATAGAATCAGCATTTAAGTTAGCATCTATTTGCTCTTTAAGACCTGAATTATATTCAATAGGACGAGTCAAAGATTCTGCTGCTGATTGAAGATCTTGATAGAAAGTAGAAGTCGTTGATGTAATAGAAGTTCCAACAGGATGGGCGCCAACAGGACCAACATCATAATAAGTATCAGTGAATGTTCCGATAGATGTTAACCCAGTAGTAACACCAGGATTTACAGAAATCGTTCCCACTCCTGTATCTGAAGCTGCAAATGTATTTAGGATTTGATATGTTGTATAGTCATAATCAGTCCCAGACATTTCTTTAAGAGAAACAGGAGATGTAGCATTAATTTTTAATTGCGCTGCCATGTTTTATTTACTCTTAAGAATATGCTATATCACCATTAGCATAATAAACAACCAAACCTATTTTATTATACCAAGTAGTATTTGCTGAGTTATATGCTAATACGTGAGTATTAGTTGGTGAAGAAATAATAATATCAGAATGATCAGAGAATGTCAACTTAGTTGCAACAAGCGTATTAGATGATGCACTGTTAACAGTCAATACTCTAAAGGTGCTATTACCAGAATCTATCTGAACATTAGCTCCAAGACCTAATTTTGTTCTTGCACCAATAAATGTTGCATTTGAATTGAAAGTAATATTAGCTGTAAGAGCAGTCGTTCCACCATAGAAGTTATTTGAATAAACTGCGTTTGCTGTCCATGAGCCGCTAATAACAGCATTGCCTGTAGCAGTGTTAGAATTTGTTGTTACTATTTTGGTTGTCAAAGCATCTGCAATGATGTTTGTTTTGGTTACCCAACTACCAAAGGAATCGGTTGTTGTATCAACGTTTGCTACTGTTATAGTCATTTACTGATCTTCTCTAAAATTTGCGAAAGCATGTGTTTTATATCTGTCACTTCTTCTCTAAGTGTATTTATATCAGATTCTTTACGTTTTTCTGCTTCACGTTTGAGTTTGTAAGCTTGAAGTCCACTCTTGTCTACATTTACTATAGCGCCAAGATTATCTTCTTGTCTTACAAACCCATCTGTAGGTAATAGTTTTTTTTTCATCATTTCTGTAATGCTATCGCTCTCAAATCATTTACTCTAGGAATATTTACACGATCAGAAGAAGTATATACCAACTTGATAGAAAAATATTTGAATGATTGCATTCTCGACCCACTAGCGTTATAATATTCTATAACGTTTGCTGTTGGTGAACTTTGTGGATTCAAGTATGCAGTATTTATTACTGTTGGAATGACTGCTTCTAGATAATGCCCAAATTCACCGCTAGAAAATGCAGTCAAGTTTTGAGCAGAACCACCCTGTGAAGATGAAAGTTGTAATGACGAAGATGATGCATTTACAACATACCAATATGTATTGTTTGCTGTAGTAGTTGTGAAACTTCCGATAGTAATACCCGTGTTGCCGGCAGCAGTATAATATTTAACTACTTGATTATTAACAAACAAGTTATTTGTTAGCGCAATAGTATCATTTGTATTTGATACTCCAGTAAGACCATTGAAAGGCTCTGTTGTGAGAACACCAGTCGGAACTCCAAACTCATATTCTACATAATCGTCTAGTTTACCTTGGGTGCTTGTTACTGCATCACCATCATTCAAGTATGTTAGTTTTGTCCATAGTTTAGAATCAAATGATTCTGGATCATCTGCTGACTGGAATTTAGCATATGCTGTAATATCAGAATTTACTGGACGATATGCAGTTATTGCTACTTTCAAATCTTCAGCATCTTGTCCATCTGCAAGAACAACTTTTTTAGAGATATATTTTGCAATAGCATTTCCGTAAGTAAATTGCTCATTTGTTAAATCATTATTAATGATATTTTCAATATAGTATGATGATTTTCTTCTCAAGTCAATGACTGGAGAAACAAGCGAGTCATTTGTTGTAAGATTTATTTGAATTTTTGCAGATTTTGCTGAACTTAGATATGCAACTTCATTTGATCTGCTCATCACAATGCGTTCTTTATCTAATAACTCATTCATTCCTTCATTTGTTACAGTTTTCCAAGAACTATCAAAATTATAACTTGTATCAGTTCCTTTTACAGAAAAATCAAGTTTTGTATTTTGAGGTGTCATTGTAGCAAATTTAGGTGTAATTGTGTGATATTTCCTATTGTCTACGGTTGCAACATTTGCAGAAGCAATAAGCGTATTTGATGCACCACTATATGCTAATGATGTATTTGAATATGGCTGAACTCTATGAATTTGAATTCTTTCAGATCCTGCAACATTAGAAAACCCACCATTTTTTGAACTATCAAGGATAATTGTTCCTGTAGTATCATCATAGTATTGAACAATACCAAAAGGTGCTAGTGCATTTGTATTAGCAACTGTTGCATTAGATGAATATACAACATCACCGACGGTAATTGATGCTGAAGAATAATTCTTTGTGACACCAGTCAATGTTAGATATTCGTCTGCTTCATTGTTCAATACTGCTGTACCAGAACTTGATACAAATCTTGCTCTATACAAATAAAACTTAATATCTTCTGATTGATATGCAGTCCATGATGCTCTGTTTGATGAAACAAATAATACACCGTCATATGGATTCTTATATACTTGTTCATCAGTGAATACATCAAATCCGCCAACAGTCGATGTCCAGATCAAGTAATCAGGTGAATGTGCTTCTGGTTCAATAACAAATGCATAGTCAGTACCTGAACTTAGATAAATTGGATGATCAAATTCAAATGTAGTTGCAGTTTGTCCTGTGTCTGAAACGTTTACTTCAGAAGCTAGTAGTGTTGCATTTCCAAGAATTTGTGAGAAATCGGGAATACCTGCAGTCAATGGAACCAAGAATATTGAAATTCCTTTGTCGGTTGATTTTGATTTAAAATAAAGATCAATTTTAGAAACAAAATGTCCTGAACCATCACTTGGAACTGTGACCATGAATGACTGTGCAATAGGATCACCTTTATCACAATTATGAACAATGAAGCCATCTACGACATATGTATGATCGCCATCAAGATGTAGATCATGAACAACAAAGTCACTATCAAAGTCACTAAATGTTATCTTTAGATCTGAGTATTTCACTTCTAATGATGATCCATCAGCTAACCTCATGATAAGAATATCATCATCATTTAACGGTTTATATCTATTTTCACCTTCTAGGAAAATAGCGTTCTCTCTATTCTCATTAATGATTCTATCTGGACGCCATGTCTTCCATCCATTTTTGGTTAAGAATAGATGATCATCAGTTGTATAGAAATCATAGCCTTCAATACTTACCATTTTTCTATTTGCAACAATAGTTTGTTTGATGTCTTTTACAACATTAATGGTGCCATTTGAGCCAACAACCATATCACCTGCAACAATATCAGCGATACGTTTCCAAGTCCTATCTGACATTAACACATTAGCATCTGGATCAAAACAGCATCCAGTACCAGTCGACTCAGTAACAGGATCTGGTGGTGTTGGATCAGGAATAAAGTCAACATGAGAAGATTTTGTTACAACAGTGTTAACGATTTTGCCCTGTTGTGTGAAGATTTTAGGATTTACTGTTGTAAGGGTAGATGCTTGTTTTGTTACAGCAATACCTGAAGCATGGAATGTGCCCATTGATTTTGTAAGAATAGCATTTTTACCTGTGATAAGATTATCAACATCACAGATCATAAATCTTCTATCACCTGCTCTAAATGTTTTTTCAGGAATTGTAACAATACCCGCAACACAACCTGAAGAATTTGCGACTAACGTAGTTCCTTTTGGTGCATTAGTTGTAACGATTTCTTTTGCTTTTTTATCATAAGTAAAATTCTTTAATTCTACAGACAGTGTTCCCGGTGCAACATACGCATCTAGGTTAACATCATCCATGAACACATGGAGTTTTGAATTAGGTCTTAAGTTTTTAGAATAGAAAGCAACATCAATTGATCTGATATAATCAACTTGTGAAACATCTACTACTGCATTAGTCAACGTCTTTGTTTCAGAAGAAGAACCAATTGAAATTTTTGTTATATCTTGTGAATTAGTAGTTGTAGTAGTTGTAGTAGTTGTTATGTTTGTCCCACCAGGAACAGTTGTATCAACAACTGCCTGTGATTGCGTTGACTGTGAACTTTGTTTTCCAAATACTTGTGCATTGAGCGCTCCTGCAGCCATAAGATCTTGCAAAGGAGATGCCATATCAATTGTTGTATTGATTGCAGGAAGATTTGTTTCGTCTGTAAAGATATCTGCTTCTGGTGACAGGAAAACAGAACCATTCCATGTCCAATATTTTTCAGTACATGCTCTATAGTTTGTTGCATAAGGATTTGCTGCAAACGGTTCATGTGTATAAGCCAACATAACGTATGGCCCTCTAATTTTAATATCACCTGCCCCTGATGATTCTGCAGCATTATATTGAAAATCAATAAAGTGATTTTTAAATCCCGGACGAGAAATAGAGTGTGCTGCATCAATCGCATGTCTATATTCTGCGTTATTAACATCACCTAAATTGTGACTATTGAAAGGTTCTGCAAAAATTCCATTCTTAAATCTGTCATTACCTGTAGCATCAGGAATTGACATATCTTTTGCTTGCTTTTCAAGTGTTGTAAGAACAGTATAGTATTCTAATCTATTAATTCTGTTTTCTAGAACACCAATATCACGCATGGTATAGCGACGATTAGATGTCAATACAATGCTTGTTGCAAGGTCTCGTCTATTTGCATCTTCTGCTTCTCTCATTGTAAGAGACGGGAATGGTGGAACAAAAGTTTCAGCAATAACAGTTGCTTCTGAGTTATTCAAAGGTTTCTTTGGATAAATTTCTGGAACGCCAGATGTATATGTGAATTGTCCAGTTTTGCCTAGTAAAAGAAGATCACGACGACCTAGATAATACTCATAGTCAGCAGTCATGTTTGAATCTGCTTCAGCATGGTATTGACCATAGGTACTGATTGACCATGTATTGGCATTTGAAGTTGCTGGATTGATTGTGATAAGAGTATTTGCAAAATCTGTATTTGCAATAGAATTAGCAGTCGCCAATTTAATTGGTCTAAAATCAATACAGTTTCTTAAATCATATGTTGTATTTGCAGTCTTTGATTTATACAAAGGAATTTCTGCAACACTGATGGTTGTGCTATTTGATGTAATTCCATCATTGCTGATAGGATAAGAATCAACAGAATAATATCCGATACCAGAAGAAGTATCTGTTACAAGATGGTCGAGATCAACAAGAATTTTAGTTGATCCTGTAATGTTTGTTTTGAACGCAGGTTTTACAGTTAGTGTTGCAAGATCATAACTATCATCTCTTTGTCCATTATCAAAATTAAACCATGCGCTTCTGTCTGAAGTTGTGTTTGCATAAGTTGTTCCTACCCAGATATTATTGATCTTAATAACATCAGGAATACCTAAACACCATGGACCATTAGATGTTGTTATATTATTAGAACAATCAATCTTAACAAGACGACTTTTACTTACAGTTTTTGCTGATTGAACTGCAGCGGTATTTGCACCTTTTTGAACAGGATATTGTGCATAAACAGTATTCCCTGCACCAGCATCAAATGTGATGCCTGTGCTAACAGTGAATGTGTTTGATGTAGTATTTACAGAAAGCATTGCATCTGTAAGGTTTAAGATAGAACCGTCTTGATAATATTTTTGATATGTGTTTGCAACAGAATTTGCTGTTGCTGCAGGAGTAACATACATAGAAGTATTTGATGCAATTCCGCCTACTGTATAGATTGCAGGTGTTCCTGCTGTAGTATTTGAGATACGAATTGTATCGCCAACTTTAAATGATGTTTCAAACGTAGTAGTTGTTCCTACAACAAATGTTGCAGTGCTATTTGATGCTGTAGAATTTACAGTAGAATAAAGAGAAACAGTTCCTCCAACATTTGCAGAATAACTATTTGCTGTAAGAATAACTTGATAGTCTCTTGATGAGGTATTATATAGTTGTTCTCCACCTGCAGGACCCAAACCACCACCTAATGTAAACGACATAAACCCGTTTGAGTTTAATGTAGATGATGTTGTTTTTCTATAATAGAATGTTGTATCACGAGTTGGTGCGCTCAATGATTTGACAGCCTTATAACCTGTATCAAAGATCATAGGTGTAAAGGTAGAATCGTAAATAACAGCTTTGCTAGATTCAAGAACAAGATCTGCTTTGAATTTACTATATCCACCAGTTCCTGCACTATACATGCTCTTTACATCATCTTTAAATGCTTTACCAACATTCATACGAATATTAAAGATATAAACATAGTATTGAGCACCTGCAGTGCCTTTTGTTCCGTCATAGTGCAATACAGATTTGATGTTTGCATAACCAACAATGTTTCCTGTAACGCCACCAGAAAGACCTTCACGATCAGTGATTGCAGCCTGTGCTGCATCATACAGAATAACTTCACCAAGCTTATCAAAATTCATAGCACCTAGCACTTCTTTACAGTATACATAGTTGCCATAGTTTGCTGTTAGGATTTTATTTTGTTGAATAGCGGTTGTTGATGCTCTTTCAGCATTTGCTGTTCTTGTTCCAATCAATTCTACACGACGACCTTTGACATATGAGATGCCGGGTGATGCATTATAGACAAACAAAGCAGCGTTTGAACTGTGTGCTGTTGTTTCAACAGCATGAGGAACGACATTATAGTCGCCAGATTCTTCATATTTTTCTTTTGCTATTCTATCACCAAGAGATGCATATTGAGCATCTGCCTGTGACATAACAGCTTTACCGCTATCAAATTCAACAATTGGAAAGAAATCTTTATTTGTTGTATCTGTTTTTGATTTTACAACTAATGTAGGAACAAGTTTTAATCTATGAGCACCGGGTGCATTATAGTTTGAAGAACCATTAGCATTATCATTCAATGATGTATCTTGATATTCTGTTACAATTGATTCTGTAGTTTCAAATCCGACCAAAGAATTATTAGAATCAGATACATACTTGTTAACTACAACAAGTTGTTTGTCTACTTTTTGAATAAATCCCTTTTGATAGATTTGTCCGTCAGTAACAGATACGAGATAGCCTTGACCAACAGCAGCATTTGCTGTAGTATTGGTTGTGAATACGCTAATAGTTGATAGAATATTTGTATTTGAAAGTTGTCCGATTGGGTTTTGGTTTGCTGAATAGACATAAAGTGTGTCGCCATTAGCAAATGATGTAACGTCATTATTTGAACCGTCTTTACCTGTATACAGATATCTAACATAGATAACATTTGTATCTGGATAATTTGATTGGAATCCTGCAACTGCTTTATAAATTCTTGCTCTTACTGCTGTGTTGCTGTTAACACCATTTGTCAATGTGTAAGTATCATTAAGATCACTCATACTTGTAAAGTATGTTGTGTTTGAACTAAATGAATCTAATACTCTAACAAAATCTGCATTAGCAACCATCAATGGCGCACAGCCAGTTACTACCGAACCATCTTTAAAAACATGATCTGCAAATCTTGAAACTTGCAACTGCATCATTGTTTGAAGTTGTGTTAATTCTCTAGCTTGAACAGAAGTCGCTGGTCTAAAAAGAATACGATAATACTGTTTATTTTCATCAAAATCATCGAAGTATTTTGACTCAAGCGTTGTAAGTGTAGAATTACTTAGAGAAACCATTTCTATTCCTTAGATAGTTAATATTAAATATGCTTGTTCAAAATCAGAATTAGATCTTGTGATGGGTTCGATATTATCAATATACAAGATTGAACTTGTGAACGGTTGTATATCAGGATTATTTATACTTGTAATAGTGCCCGTTGCAAAAGAATTTGCACCAGATAATGTTTCAGATGTATACCCATTTGAACTATATAAGAAAGTTCCTGTAATAGCAGCTACTTTAACTACAGAGCTATTTGCAGAAACAACTGTACCAAATGCACCTGAAGTGCCACCCGTTACTTTTTCATTTATTTGAAATGATCCACCAACACCACTAACATTTAAAGTTGTTAATGCATTAAATGTGTTTGCTCCATATGCTCTTGTAGTATACAGATAATGAACATTTGCTACGGCTGCAGATGTTAAATTCTTTGTTGCACCTTCATATGTATCAGATAAAGTTATTTTGGTTGTATTAGACGTTTTAATATAATATGTTGCATTGTTAACAAACCCAGTTAATGCAGCACCTGCTGCATCAGTCACATATGTTACAAGGTCACCTGGCAATAGATGTGTATTTGCATTTGCAATAGCAATAGTATCGTCTGTATTAGATACAGAACCCGTTACAGAAAATGATGCAAAAGTATTTGGTGCTGTAAATTTGTAAGGATATGAGACAATTCCTACCTGCCTAAAACTTACATCTGTTGTGATAGAATTAGATTCGTTGTTATTAAACAACAAAGAAACCCCAACATGGAAACATCCAAGCTCAGTTGCGGCATCATATCCGTGACCACCCTTAGGTGGAATTATTGCACGAACAGTTGCATTTGATCCGTATGAAGGATTAGCAATGACTGAAACATTTGCATAAGAATAATTAGAACCTGAATTGAGAATATCTACAGTTTCGACAAAATAAGAACCAGAAGATGTATTAACGGTGCAAACTGCTTTTGCCCCAGTACCATCACCTGTAATTTTAATTTGTGGTGCTATTCTATATTCTGAAGTTAAATCTAGTGCAGGAGAATTTAAAAGATTAGCTGTATATACAAAATGTCCTAAACTATTAACAATATAGTTTGAAATAGTTGTTAGCGAACCTTCACCTGTTCCTGTTGAAATATAAAATCCCGAATCATTATAAAAGAAATTGTCTGTAGAAAGAGAACTAGCAGACTCTATTCTAAAAATAGAATTGCTTATTAATTCTGCAATAGAACCTGTGACATATCCACGATATCCTGTTCCTACTGTCTCAATAACAAGAATATCAATAGCACCATTAGATGCAGCTGAAGAAACTGTAGAATTTGCGTCTACTGGCATAAACGTAGATGTTGAAAATTTTGTGTTGTTTGCAGTACCAATAGAATACATATATTTCCATATATATCCATCTGCTGTTTGAAATTTGTTTGTAGAAATAGTTGTTGGCTCTACAGTTGATTCTGCACCATCATTATTATAAAGACATTTATATACGTTTTCTGACCCATTAACTACATAGAATTCTTTAGAAAAAAGAGCTTCATCTGTATCATCATATTGAGCGTAAATTGTGCCGGAATTCCAAAAGTGTCTGTCAATAAGATTTGATACATCTGACGATTTAATTCTTTTACCAAGAATCATCTCACGATGAAAGTTGTTAATATATTGAGTCGTATCTAATGCAGTATCCGGATTATTTTCGTCCGCCCATTCAGTGTGCTTTGACACAGCAAAATAATAGATATTGCTGCTCAATTCTGCTTGAACGGCATTAGCAATTTTTCTAGAAAAATTTCTTGTAACAATTTTAGACATTAATTATATACCTATTATGGGAACGCTTGACTGTTGTTAGCGTAATATACTTTAAGTGTAGTCGCTGTTGTCATAACGTTTGCGCCATTTAGCGTTATTTGGTTAGCAGTTATGACTGTGTTAACAGAAGAATTTCCAACAAACATTGTTGTAGCATTTGCTGTAACGTTTGCGCCGACTGCAACTGCTATTGTATTGATAGTAACACTGGTTGTTGTGATTGATGTAGCATTAATAGTGCTTGCAAGGATATACCCATTTGCCATGATCACATTTGCTTGCTGTGAGGTGTTACCAAAAGTATGGTTGTTTGTGAAAGTATATACTGCAAGAGTATTAACAGAAGACACTGTCAAATCTGCCCAATACATTCCTGTTCCGTTTGACGAAAGAACATAGTTAACAGAACCAAATCCGCCGTTAGCAATAATTTTTGCGCCGGCGCCACTCATCACAATATTTGCTGTATGTGTATGGACACCAGAAATTGTATAGTCGCCAGAATTTGCAACATAGTTTGCAGCAGCAACCCCACCAAGATATGCAGAATTATTTGCGCTTAAAGATGTTCCTGAAAATATTGTTGAGTTAACAGTCGCATTGACTGTGCTATTACCGATTAAAATTACAGTTGTATTTGAAACAACACCTGTTGTTGTCGAATTGACAGTTCCGATAGAAATTTGTGTAGTATTAACAACAGAGTTTGCTGTTGTAAAGGCTGTTGCATTTACTGTATTTGAAACAAACAAGCCAGAAGCATTTGCAAGTGTAATAGATGCGATATTTGCAGAAGTACCTGCATAAAGAGTAGCAACATTTGCTTGGTTTGAAATATTGATTGCTGCCGCATTAACCAATGTTGCGTTAGCTGTAAAAGTTGCGGTTGCAGAAATTGTTGCACCGTTAACAGTTCCTGTCGTCCATATACCTGTTGAGTTTGCTTGAACAGCAGACGCAATGTTTGCAGAAGTTGTTGCATATAATGTTACTGTATTTACTTGACCTGTGATGTTGATTGCAGCAGCATTGACCAGTGTTGCATTTGCTGTGAATGTTGCAGACGCTTGAATTGTCAAAGCATTAACAATACCCGAATGATAGACACCAGAATTGTTTGCAATGAAAGCGCCATTTACTGTAACAACACCTGCTCGAATATCTGTATTTACAGTTGAGTTTCCAACAAAATGTGATATTAAATTCATGTAAGAATTTGCACCAACATACATTGCAGAAGATGCATTTGCTATGCCTGTGATGTCTGCACCAGAAGTTCCTGTGATAAGACCTGATGCATTAATAGTATTTGCTTGAATTACCCAGCGAGCAGTCGTATTACCTAATGAAAATGCATTACCTGTGTAAGGTGTCAAGTCACGATTAAAGGCCCATGTGTTTGCCGGATTGAGATAAAACATCTGAGCATTTGCAAAGTCAACAGTGATACCAGCGCCATTTGCAAGAGCATTAGATGTAGAACCTTTGCCGACTGTAATATTCAAATCAGTAATATCAAGGTTTGATGTATTAATAGAAGTCGTTGTTCCTGATACTGTCAAGTTACCTGTGATAGTGACATTAGCAAAAGTCACATTACTCGTAGTAGTAACATTTTGGTTCATACGAAACGGAAGAACAGTTTCTACAACAGTACCAGTCGCCAAAGTCGATGCATTGGTCGCAGTCGTGGATGTCTGTGCAAAGACATTATTAAGGTCTGCTGCCGTTAAAATTTGACCGGAAGTAAAAGTGAATGGCATGTTATGTTAACCTCGAGATATTTAATAGGAATACTGCATTTCCTGATGCTGGTACTGATTGGACCAAATAGTGTCCGGTTTCTCTGCTAGTAGATGTTATATTTATGGCAGGCCCGCCTTGGGTCGTTGAAAGCTGTAGAGCAGTACTATTAGCACCAACAACAAAATACTTACCGTTGTTTGCTAATCCGCCAACAGTAGGTAAAATTTGATATAAGTTATGCCCAGTTTCAGTAGCCCCAGATGTTATATTTATAGCAGCTCCATTAGCAGTTAATGATAATTGTAGCGCAGTAGAGTTTGCAGAAATAACATAATATCTAGCATTATATGTTAGTCCTGTAACTACTGTATTTCCAACATCAAAGGTATATTGAACATAGTCGCCAATTTGCAACGAATTAGTATTAGATGTTGTGATATAATCTGTAGTATTAGAAACTCCAGTATTAGCATTGAATGTTTCTACATTACCTGTTTCCTGATAATACAGAACATAATCATTAGCAGATAAGTTATTATTTCCAGTAGTTGTTATATATTCAGTTGTGTTTGATACACCTGTATTAGCATTGAATGTTTCTGATTCTGCTAGTTCTGATCCAAGAATACGATAAATTGTTTGTGGATTAGAGATACTAGCTTGTTGTGTATTATCAATAGTTAAAAGCAATGAACGACCAAACAATTCATTTCCAACAGGATGAAACACATCTTTCAAAATTTTCTTATACTTATTAAGAGCCTTTGATGATTTTACTTCATAAGAATATTCTTGATAATAATATGAATCTTGAATTTTTTTATTGCTATCTAAAAATCCGTTTTTGTCTGCCCAGAAACCTTCTTGAGAGCCAACACCACCCAAGTTAATAGTTGCAGTGCTTAATTGACTTGTATTTGATTGAGTATCATTGTATAATGCAATGTCTTCTGATTTGGTATGATATCCTAAACCTGAATTCAAAATTCTTACAGTATCAACAAGACCTGTACCAATAACAACATTTCCATTTATTGTTGCATCTGAACCTTGAACACCATTAGCAACAGATGATGGCAACCCGTATCTTGATACAATCGGATCAACAACACTAACAGTAACATAACCATCATAACTAACACCTGGATTAATTCCTGTTAATCTATCTATGGTTCCGATAGTTGTTGTAAGGAAGGTAATTGATGTATTAATGACAGATGCAAGATTTGCATTATTTAATGAAGAACCATAGGATTCAGAATTCAATGGATAACTTGCAACATTGATTGCGGCAAGTGTA